TGCTGATATTGCAGTGGAGGCTACGACTGGAAGACCCCAAATTCTTGGAGCAGCATCAGTACCAAAGCCACCAGCAACCACAAATAATGGGTTCTTAGAACCGCTTGTGTCTACTTCTGTGACAGATGTTACGATGTCGTACCAGTCTGATGGGTGCATTACTATTGCATCAGGTTCGACGAAAGCGTCTTTTCTGATTTCAGTAATTGCTTGGTAAATTTGTCCAAGTTTTCCTAATTCTCCAGCATATGGTAAAGCGTAATCAAATGTATTGATTCCGGATTTATTTAATACACCAGTTAAATTAGGAGCTGAACCATCACCATTGATAAGTTGGTTGTCCAAGTTCAACTTCATCATTGTTGATAAACGTGAGTTGACATATCCTTGAATACCAGCAACATCAGCTAACAACTCGTCAGTTACAGGCAAGAAAGTAGCCATCTTTCTGATGGATTCTGTTCTCTCTGTAAATGCTAAAGCACCTTCATTAGATGTACTAATGTCGGTAGATTCAGCAACTGCACCAGCGTTGTTGGTGAATGTTGTCTCTTCGAGGTATACATAAGCATTTTGGGATGTTTGAATTTGGTCAAACAATCCAATAACGCTTTCTGGGTTACGAAGAGCGGTCTCTAGGATACCAGGAGCTCTTAAGCTCTCTGGTGGATAACCAGTTGTGTTCAAGGTTGTTTTAAATTCAGCTCTTGAATCTACACCTTTAACGCCATTCTCTGTGTATGCTTTATAAGCATCAGAATCAGCAAATTGCTCACCAATTGTTTGTGGGCCTTTTACTCCTTCTGCTTGGTTAGGAATAGCATTTACAGGTGCTTCTTCAGCTTGAATTTCCATAGCCTTCTCGTTTTCTGCTTTAGCATTTTCGACTTTTAAATCATCAACAAGTCCAGCAAGTTCTGTGTTGAGACCTTTGATTTTCTCTTTGGCCTCAGGAGTGTACTTGCCGTCTTCGGATGAATCGAAAGCTGCTTTAAGCTCTTCACGAGATTTTGCAATCTGCTCTTTAAGCTCTTGCACTTTTGACATATTGGTTATTCTCCTATATATATTATTGGGTTTATTTTTTAGAGGACAGGCTCGTCCTCTTCGCTAATGTCGATATCCACTGTGTCAGACAATAAAGACTGACCCTCTAACCACTCTGCATCAAAATCTTCGTCAGACGATTCACTGTTATCATCTGTAACGGCTTCAGGTAATTCAACTTCAGGTTCTTCTGAAGATTCTACCTCTTCTACCTCAATGTCATCAGATGGGTCTTCATCTTCGATAACATCTTCAACAGGTTGTTGTTCCTCAACTTCTAACTCTGTAACCACTTCAGTTCCGACATTCTCAATGAATTGGTCTAATTCAACCCAAGCATCGCTTAGGTCTTCTTGAACTGCTCTTAAGGCTTCAGTAGCTTTAACACCAAGTGTTCTTCCATCTTTAGCACGCAACATCGCAATGGCGGTAGCTCGTACCATCAAGTCGTTTAATGCAGCAAGCACATCTTTGACTTGTTCTGAGAAAGTTTGACTTTTCTCGGACACTTCAATTTCTTCTGATTCTTGTGTCTCTAACTCCTGTGCTTCAATTAGTTCTTTTAGATAAACCGCAGGGTCTTCTAGCATTTTTGCACAGTGTTCACAAGACTCAGCATTTGCATTATGTGCAACTACTGGTTCTTCAGAAGGAACTTCAGCTTCTGGTTCTTTTTCAAAAGAATCAGAGCCTAAAACACTTTTTTTCTCTTCCTCCACTAAATCTTCAACCAATTCTTTATTTGATTTGATTGCCATAGTGTAGGTCTCTTGATTTGCACCAACAAGTACAGGAGATACTTCAAAGACAGTTAAGTCTTTTAGATATCTTGCATCTTGTTCGTCTTCGCTGTCAGCACTTTTAAATGGTGCTCTTTCAGCGTCATTTACTCTATAACCGAATGACCATTGTTGCATGTCACCCATGTTTTTTACTATTTTATAAGCTTCTTGCCCTGAATCAGTATCCATGAAAAATTCACCATCAAAGGTTGCTTTTCCATCGTCTTCTTTGATTCTTCCTTTACCGATTGGCATGTCCCATTTATGAGCCCATACCATAGGGACATCGCCAGATTTAAAACCTGATTTGATTGAACCTGGGAGAACGACATCTCCGTCAGAATCTAGACTATTGAATACTGAAAATACGGCTGAAACTTTACCTTCGGCTTCTTCTTTTAATTCGAAGTCGATGGCCTTTACTTCTTTTTCAGACATAGCTATTAATATCTCCTCTGTTAACAGATTTATTAAAAGGTACGCTATATTAGTAATTTTTGCAGATGCTTTAAAAAAGCGTGGTATTTTATTCGTCTTTTATATCTTTAATAACAGTGAGTTTAGAAACAGACATTGTTACTTTTCTATCGGTCTTTTTGTGTTTTCCACTTTCTAGTATTGCGTATACTTGCATAGTGGCTTCTCCATCACCTACAGATGTAACTACTCCATGTACTGTTGAGGGTGGGTCTGGGTCCTTATTGATGGACCAACTAACAGATTGTCCTACTCTAACACTTGCTGCTTTCTCTCCACTCTTTTTAGATGAGAGAGGGTGGGAAGAAGGTAGTAAGTCTTGGTCATAAGGCTTTCTCTTAAATCGTCCTGTACGCAAAGCGTGTAAGAACCCATTTACTCTGGCTAATCCCCATTGGTCAGCTGAAGTTACATTACCTCTAACTGAACCTGGATTAGTTCTGTAAGCACCGACACCTCTATTAAAAACTGCGGCCAAAGTTCTAGCATTCGTTTTGTGTTTAGGATTTTTTGAATTGTGATTACTTGCTTTTTCTGCAAGTATTTTCTTTACTCTTCCAGATACTGCTTTTAATGCAATATCATCAGCCATTTGGTTTGCTAAATCAGCAGCGGCTTTTCTCCTAGAACGAACTACTTTCTTTTGGTCGTTAATTATTTTTTTCATAGCAGATACGCCTATGTTAGAAACACCACCCCACTTAATATTGGCTATGGTGCCATTAAGTCGGTTGTTACCTTGATGTCTTCCCATATAGCGTTCTCTTCTACGAACCCAGTTAAGAACTGATTCACTTCTATCACCAGACTTATATTTAGTCCAATTTCTAAAAGCATCATTTCCTGTAAATGATGTAGGAGGATTACCTCCGTTACCAGCTCTTCTCCAAATCTCAGGCCAATTTTCTTTTAGGTCTTTAGCGTACCCATATGGAAATTGCTTGTACTTTGAATTTGAGATTGATACTTGTTTATCATCTCCTGGACTTGGAAAATTTGTTCTCTTTTTTTTAGGTTTTTCTTTTATGTTTTCTGGTTCTATACTAAATTGTGATTCCATAATAACTTCTGCTTCTTCTAAACTTACTTTGAGTTCTTCCATTATATCAACAAGGTAAGATTTTTTTGTTCTTTCAAAAGACTCGTGATTTGCACAAGGCATATAGTAAGTAGTTCCTCTTACTTCGTGTTCGTGATAACCTTCACAACCAATTTCTTTAGCTCTTCTTTCAGCAGCTTCTATTGTGTCATACATCCAC